ATCATCTCTCTTAGGATTGCATTGCCCTTGTCAAGACTTCCCTTCGGTCTTCCTGCGCCTTCTCGTGCGCCACCACGATATGAAATGTTTGATTGTTTTTCAATCATTGTTTGACTCCTCTAGGGTTGGTCAAGGTTAAGTAATACTTTATTCTAACAGACTTGTAATCTCTTTGCGTTTTTCTTCGTCTGCAAGCACTCCTAATGGTAGTAAGCCAGCAAGAATATCTGCTTCTTTAGTTCTAGTTGGGTCAAATGATGCAAATGTACTTCTTACCTGATTAGGCTCAAATACAACTCCTACATCTACTAACTTAGCTGGCCCTGAGCCAGTATCGTAAGTATTTTTAAGAATTAAAGCATCATGTCCTTTGCGTTTAGCTTCTTCAACTAAATCGTTGTAAGACTGCTCTCTATATGCTTGACCCTTAAAGTCATAAACCATAGGGTTTTCATAACGCAATGCAACTGGCATTACATTACCGCCTTCTTGAGCATTTTCAGCTAATTGTCTTTCAGCCCTAATTGATATAAATTTATCAATTTGATTTAATGCTGGCGCAGCAGCGTCTTTACCAACAATATCAATTATTTCCTTTTTGAGACCAGTAAGTTGTGGCTGGCTATAACTGTTATACCAACCAGTAGGCATTAGTTCTTTTACTTTTGCATCTAATGCTTCTTGCTCTATTTGAGGTAATTTTTTGTTGTATATAGTATTTTGGATAGTAGATAGCATTTCATCTCTAACATCACCATATTTAGCAACTAAAGATTGCGCTTCTTGCATACGCTTAATTTCACTATCTTCAGCAATTTGCATTTGCTTCTCGTACTCATCCCAATTTCCACGTTTTTCAGCAGCGTTTGCTTTACGCATTGCATCTCTATATTCTCTTGAGCCACCAATCTGGGCATACCCTGATGCTGTTTCAGCACCATAACCCTTCATAGACACAGTATTTAGTGCTGCAATTTCTTCGTCAGTTTTGCCTAGTCTTTTCAAGAATTCAATAGACTTGGGGTCAGTTGACCTTTGCAACATTGCTGCTGGAGGATTTTGTGGGTCACGAGCAAAGAAAAAGCCTTTCTTAGCACTTTCAGCACCAGTTGCCTCACCTAGCAATCCCTTGTCAAACGCTTTAATGTCACCTGTACTTCCGTGATACCAACCATGCTCATACCCCTGTTGCAATGAACGAGTGTATGGATTTGCAGATTGACCAATTCTTTCTGCTGCTTCTTTAGCCATCTGCTGATTTAAAGCAGGGGTTATTTCTTTAATACTTGCGCCTACTGGTAAACCCTTAGTCAAAGGTGCTAATGCAGGTGCTGCTTGACCTAGCAAACCCAAAGCAAACGCTGGCTCTGCTACTTTTTTAATCTTTTCGTAATCAGGATTAAGAACACTAAAACCCATTTCATCTGGTCTTGTGCCTAGCAAACCTTGCATAACTGCATAGGTAAGTGGGTCTCGTAATGTGTTTACATCTCTCTGCCCTGCCAAGGCTCTAGCCCTAGCACCTTGACGCTGTATGTTTGGGTTACCAAAAAATGCGCCTAAGTCAGCCATTACTTCATCCTGCCCATTTTCTTAGCAGCTTCTGACATAGCAATGGCGAGGGCTTGGTCACGGCTCTTTACAACCTTGCCACCTTTGCCAGAGTGCAGAGTACCTTCTTTGTACTCACCCATCACTTTGCCAACTTTTTTCTGACCAGCTTTTGTCATTTTCATGTTAGTCACCATTTCACTTTGTTAGCCCAATAAGCCGCACTCATCTTACCCTTGGCAATATTATCTGCGTGACGAGCCTTAAACGCTTCGTTACGCTTACTGCCATCAGGAGAACCTTTTACACCCTGTTGACCAAAACGAATTAGCTTTACATCCTCACCAGACTTAGCCAAAACAGCGTGAGACTTGGTAGGATGGTTAGGAGTAGCTTTGGGCTTGTTATAGCCAGAAAACTGCTCAGAGCCTCGTTTAATCATTTCTTTTTAGCAGTCTTAGCCGCTTGCTTAAACGCAGCCGCAGTAGGCGCACCCTTCGAGCCAACCTTACGCATACGCTCTGGAGTTTTACCAGCAGCCTTTTGCGCTTCAATACGCTTCTGCTTTTTGTGGATGTTTTCATACAAGCCACTCATTTTTTAGCCTTTTTCTGTGCGTTCTTAGCTGTACGCTCACCCCTGACAGGCATGGGTTTAGGCGCAGGTTTCTTTTTGGCTGTGAGTTTAGGATAAAGTCCCATCATCTCAGCCGCTTGCATATTAGTCGTCCCCATTGTCTTCTCCCATTTCAGAATCGTCAGTAATTGGGCCACCAGTTACCCAAGCAGTACAAGTACGTTTGGCGGCACACTTAAAGTCCCAAATCTCGCAGTAACCTAAGTCTCCAGCTTCAATGACTTCCCAAGCATCCATATCGCTGTCCGTTTCCAAGCCTGATTCAATGCAATCCATCATTTTTGTGGTTTGGATAAAGGCAGCACAGTTACCGCAACGAGACTTTTTAGCTTGTTCTGGAGAATTTCGCCATACCTTAGAGACTTCACGCCAGTAGCCAGCGTTAGCTTCGTTGGGGTTCATTGGGCCATAGTTCGCCTTGTCAATCGCCTTTTGACGATTCTCAAGATTGACTTCTACGTCACCTGTGGCAACTGGACACGCTTCGCCTTTTTTCTCTTGGCTTTGTATCTCAATCTCAATTTTTACGGATGGTTCAAGTAATCCACTCATGGCTATCCCTACGGAGTTTGTACCATTATCTCATAAAAAAAAGAGGACGCAAGCCCTCTTAAAACTCAATGGCAACTGAGTAACGCTATCCTAACATTTTTCTCAAAGTTTCGTTTAAAACTGACATTTCATCTTGCTTATAAATTGCCCAATTACGTTTCTGACCATGCAAACCAAGAAAATTGTTTGTATGGCAATCCTTGCATAAAGGAATACATAAGTATTGGTTATGCTGAACAATATGGTGTGCATCGCTTGGAGGAGAAGCGTTACAGACCCCACAAGGCATTTCTTTAATCTTTGCCAAGTGGAGTCGTTCCCTGTTATTTGGTCTGTTGTTCATTTTGAAACTTTTGTAGCAAAAATGACCAAACTGCACCACCAGAAACTTTGGCAATAAATTGAAGTGCAATAATTTCTGGCATCAAAACGCCAAATGCAATTGTTGGGAAAAACAAAGAATCTACGGCAGCACCAGCCGTATTTGAGACATTTGCTCGTTTAATCCATGAGCCTGTTGCTTTTACAAACACCGCCCAATCAACTACAGATGCAACCAAGAATGACACGGCAGAAGCTACTGCAATCATTCCAGAGGCAGGGTTTAACCAATAAGTTATTAAGCCAGTTCCGATAATCAAACCACCCATTTGCCACGTTTTAAGTCTGAAATGAAGCCAATCTCTAAGAGTTAAATCAAGTCCAATCAAGAAAAATGCGTTTATTGCGGTTACTGATAGCCCAAATGTAACAACCAATAAGTTTGCAACAATCATTGCTACGGCATATGCAACTAAAGCAAAAATCATAATTTTCTTTCTGTTTCAATAATAACGCCATGATGATTAGCAATCAATGTTTGCTCACCACCAAACTTCTCAAATAAGTTATCAGCAATAGATTCGTGAAATCCTGATGTAAATTCACTAATTGCTTCTACTATGTCTTCAACAAGTATCTTTTCAATATGTTTAATTTCTAATTGATAAATTATTGATTTGTTATTTACTGGACATAAAGCAATAAATTTAGTGCTGTACTTGTTCATAAAAGTGTTTCTTGTTCCATTGGTTGATAAAAGTTCCATTGAGATGGGGCATTAAAAGCCTCTATCCGTGAACGCATAACTTGCGCCCTAGCCTCTTTTGTTGGCGGTAAATAATTTCCATGCTTCCAATGCACATCAATGCCAACATTTCTGCCGATATTTGTGCTATCTGCTGATGAAAATGGTAGTTTGGTAAAGATTGCAGGGTCTAGCATCCTTAAACCATGTAGTTTGCAAGCAGGTCTTCCCATGTCATCACAAATTACTCTCATGGCTTGACTCATCTTTATCCACCAGTTTGATGTTCCTACTGTAGAAAATTCTCCAGAACTACCAATGCAAACCCGCACATAAGTATTTGCAAGTTGCTCAAGTCTTTCTAAAGATTCGTGCATATGCCAAACTGGTGAGCCAAACCATGTCGGAAGTGGACAATCTTTTAGTAAAGCATCATTGTCAGCTTCTGTTCCATCAATTACATCAGGAATAACCGCAAAGTCACACGATGGAACTTTCTTTAGATTTAATGCCCAATCATAAAAAGGCTGCCAATCAGTAATTGGTTTGCCTTGCTTCCAAGCAGAAAATGCCCCATTGTCTATAGCAAAGGATTGACAAACTTCTATTGCTACAGACAACTGGTCAGAATGAGCAAATGAAACAAAAGCATGACCATTCTCAACCGCTTTAACAGCTACTGTTGCAGGTGTTATAGGAAGTCCGTGATAGTGAATCATTTATTATTTGCAGGGCAAGTTCTGCCTTGATTACAGTTTCCATGACACGGAGGGCAAACTTTTTTATTCCGCACAAATGTAGCAAAACTATGAGATGTATCACCAAATGATTTCATCTTGTCAAATTCTTGGGCTACTTCTTCAAGAGTGTCATTTCTGATTTTTCCTACTATTTCGTTAGTTTGACGCTTGCGCCAGCCAAACGCTTTTAAAAGTTCAGTCATGCTTGTCCCCTTGCTCGGATGGCTGAAGCGCACATCTCAGGTGTAGGCCAATCACAACTTGATTCTTCGCCTGTGTAAACGTCTTCACAAGCCTTTGCACACGCCTCACGCTCGGCAGAAGCGACAAGGGCGGCAAAGCGTTCAAGGTCTTCATCAATGCCTGTTATCCGCAACAAATATCCTTTCTCAACATTGAACCCCGCCTCTCGTGCCATGCGAATAATGTCTTTTCTAGTCATACCAAAACCTTAATAAAACAAGAACTCCAGACCAAAATGCCACAAGGAAAGCGACAATTAGTCGCCAAACCGCCTGTTTACTGATGCTCGTATGCCATGATTTTTGCATGGTCAGCTTCCTCAAGTAAGTGGCTAGACAGTCTCATTGTGCCTTCCATCTCTAATTCTTTAAATTGTGCGTCAGTAAAGAGTCCCATCAGAGATACCTTTTCGTAAATCACATCTTCAATGTTCTCGTTATAAGTTCCTTCTTCATCACGCTCGTATGTCATCACGACAGTAACGATTACAGAGCCTTCGCCAGTTGTTGTGTCAAATTCGTATTTCATTTTGTATCCTTAAAAGTACCCTTGCGAATTGCTTGGGCTGGCGCAAGTATAGCAAACTAAACACAATATCTACTAGGTGTTTATACCTACTTACAGATTTATTTCTTTTTCTGCTGCCCAAGCGTAAAGCCACTCTACAAATTCGCTTGCTTGCTCTTTTGTGAAGTTACGAGTCTGAAACCCTAGCTGGACAATCCCTGTGCTATCAAGGTTAGGAATTACCCTCCCACCAGAGTCACCACAGTCACGCATAAACTGGTCAACCAACAAGCGCTTCCAATCCTCTGCTGACCACTTAGCACCTAAATGCTGTGCTTGTTTAGCAATGTCGTTAATCATTGCGTGATATTTTTCCTCTTGCTCACGAGTTTTGCTTTTCAGCTTTATCTCCATCGTTAGATGTTTGCCAGCGTCCAGAGCATTGGTTATCTTTTCCCAATTGTGGCGAATAATGGTTTTCGCCTGTTCTGTGCTTGTCAGGTTAAGAATCACGCTTAACTCCAATCATCCGTAATGCGCTCTCAGCGTCATTTACTCTGCATAAGGTACTACCTGACCAATTCTCGAAAAAGTCGGCTTGTAGCTTCGTTAAACGCTTTTTAGAGTCCGTTTTAATCTCCACCAAGAATGTGTGATTCTTGTAGCCAACCAAAAGGTCAACTGGTAAGCCAATAATCCATACGAAAGCACCTGCTGCCCTAAGTGCAGAAACTATCTGTTCTTGGTTTGCATCAACTCTGGCTGCTCGTCTCATTTCGTATCCTTGTCATTCTGTCCCTCAAAAGCAAAGTATCTGACTTTCCTCTGATTCGTTCCAAGTCCACGCACACACCCTGCCACCAGAGCAACGCTTTGCTTGAGCCAATCGTCGATTTCTTTTGGTTGTACCTGCGTATCCACTCCCTGCACTCCGAGTCCTTCATAAACTCTAGGTCTTCTGTGGAAAGAATAATCCCCGTAAATTTTTTTTGAGAATTCTTCATAAACAATTTTTGCTTCTTCTAAAGAGTAAAAATATCCTAAATGTTTGCTTTTCCCATTTATTTTTATGTTTGCTTTGTATCTGCCTCTTTCGATGCAAACACCTTTAACTCCAAGTTTGTTTGTGTTTTTTTCTTTTGAGTTTTGATTATTTTCAGACATTGTTGCTGGTCTTAAATTTTCAATTTTGTTGTTTTGTTTGTTTCCATCAATATGGTCAATAAAGTCTGGGCAACATCCATGATGAAATTGATAAATTAAACGATGAACTCTGTATCTAACACCTTTGATGTTTGTAGCTGAATAACCATTACTTTCAACCCATCCAACAACATGGTCAGTTTTACCTCTGGATTGACTTTTTTTATGAAATAAATTTCCATTTTTGTAATAAAACAAATCATGTAAAAATTCTTTGTTTGGCAACTCTTTAATTTTCATGCTTTTCTCCGCAACTCAGCCATCTTCGCCAATACTTCTAGCGGAATAGGCGCAGCCTTTTTCGCATCAGCTTTAATCTTTTCCAAAGCAGGGTCAGGCTCATTTCTGCTCGGAACTGTGAGCCTCACAACATCGTAAGGATTTTGTTTAGGTGCGTTAGTGCTTCTCACCCAATTACGCCATGTAGCAAACCAATCCAACTTGACACCCTTCTGACCTGCTTGGGCTATCCAATAATCCTTAAACTGGTCAAAGGTTTTGACAGGGCTAAGTTCTGGTCTTGTCTGTTGACAGAAGTCTTCCCATTCTTTTGGAAAACTAAAATCAGAAGCGAGGCGTTTGCCGAGTGTCTTCCTCTCTTTTGGTTCTTGGTTAATGGTTAATGGTTTATGGTTAGGTGTAGCTTCGTCAACGACTTGTACACGCTTCGTGCTGTTCTCTCTACGCTTTGCTTCTCTTTCATCAGCGATTCGTTTGTTAGTGTCAGCATTTTTATGGTAGTGCAGCAACTCTTGAAGTATCCTGTCTTGCACATAACAGCCTTCTTTATCCAACACAAAGAACCTGCTTAAAACAAACTTGACAGCCTCAACTTCAGCCTCTGTTGAAGCCCAAGTCCATTCAAGTGCTTGCTCTAAAGTTGGGAATACTTCTCTGTCATAACACGAATCAATAAGAAGCGTGTACGCCCCGTGTTGAAGCATTGTCAAACGTCCAGCTTTCTTGGCATAGTCGCCAAGATTTCTCTTGTAGTAGTGCATATATCCGCCTTTTAAACACCCCTAAAAGAAACTGCGGCAGGAGAGGGGATAACTCTTTTCAGTTGGGTAGCTACCCCCAACCTAGCCGTGTTTCAAAACATTATACTAAATAAACTGGTTATTTGTAATATCTTGTGAAAATGATTTGCCAAGCAATCGTCTGGCTTGTGAGTTCATCACCGCATACTCAGCCTTGGTAAAGATGCCTTGTGCGTTCCTAATGTCAAAAGGGTTTAGCTTGTTGTATGGCTCATCATTGGCAGCCTTTTGAGCCTCAATCATGTGCGGTGCTAAGGTGTACTTACAGACCCAAGAACGTCCAATCTTGATTTTCTCCATAGTCAATTCTTTCTTGCGAAACATCTTTTTGCAAGCAGCCACAATAGAAGTGCGAGGAATACCAGTTAGGTTTTCCATCTCTTGTGCAGTAAGTGAGCCATTTTGCAAAGTCTTAATAATTACTTCTTGTGTCATTTGAACCACTCTGGTCTGAGTTCTTTTAGTTGATAAATTCGTAAAGGAGGGATTGTTTTCCAATGGTTAACAGCCGCCCTAGTGATTCCTAATATTCTAGCAAGTTCACTTTGTGAGCCAGCAAGTGTGATAGCTTTTTTTATGTTCATAGCACAAGTATAGCAAAGTTAACAATAAACAACACTAGGGAAAGTACCTAGTAAATAATTGTTGACCTACCTGTTTAGTTTGATATACTTCACTCAGCCCATAACAAAACGTAAGTGGGTAATTAAGGAAATCAAGATGATTGCAGGAATTACTAAAACTCCCAATGGAAATTATTTGTACAAATCTGTTTTGATTAAAACTCAAGAACAGCAAACTAGTATTGGTTGGGCAAACAAATACACAGTTGGTAAGGGTAATAAAAATCATGGCAAAACTTTTTCTACTTTAAAAGAAGTTTGCTCTGCCATTGACAACTCAAAATAAATCAACAAGGGGCTTAGTCCCCTACTTTAAGGAGAACCAAATGAAAAGTAAGATTATTCAGACGCTAGTTGAGTATGTGTTAGCCATCGTTATCTTTGGCGGCATCGGCATCCTCTTGGCATGGCGGGGGTGAGATGAACACACACTACCTAACTCATGTCCGTAAGATATTTAGCACCTACGATGCCCCTCCACAGGTCATTAGAAGCTACCAAAAACAATGGGTGCGCTCAGTACGCCAGTTAGGTGACAAATGGCTTGTAGCAAAGCCTATTGAAAGAATCCAATGACCAGACAAGACGCAATTAAAGACTTGTCACATGATGACTACTGCTGTTACTGCACAGAACCAAAGGGCGACAAATATGTTTGCTGCTCAGAAAACCACTTCGTACCTTTCGAGGATTTATACGATGAAGACAAAGAAGCAATGATTGAAGAATATTTAACTAAAGGAAATTAAGATGGTACACAAGAAGTTAATGCAAGCACGAGTGGAATTACAAGCAATGCCACTCAAGAAGTCTGGTCACAACAAGTTTGCTGGCTACAACTACTTTGAGTTAGGAGACTTTCTCCCTCAAGTAAACTCAATCTTTAATCGTATTGGTTTGTGCAGCGTAGTGTCGTTTGACGCTGAATATGCAAGCCTTACCATTACTGATGTTGACGATGGCACAATGATTGTCATTACAAGCCCAATGGTTGAGTCAAGCATGAAAGGTGCGTCAGCCATACAGTCCTTGGGCGGCCTACAGACTTATCAACGCAGATACCTTTATATGTGTGCCTGTGACCTAGTAGAAAACGATAGCTTTGATGCAGCAGCCCCTAGCAAGGAAACAGTAATCATCACGCCAGCACAAGGCATACGAGATGAGGTACCTATTGAAATACTAAAGTATCTTGACGAGTTAGCAGTTGAATTGATTGCTACTTGTGAGAAAGACCCCAAGGCAGCTTGGGTAAGGTTGGAACAAGAAAACCTAGAGGCTGACCAAAAGGTAGCTTTGTGGGGCTTGATGCCAAGTAACGTAAGAAGTTCTATCAAGAAAGCGAAAGGTGTGTAAAATGCAAGTGTGGCTAGGGTCTGCAGCCCGAAAGGAAACTCATCATTTCTTGCCACAACCTTTTGATGACACTTGATGGAGTGAACTATGCTTACGCAAAAAGAAGTACGTGATTATTTTGACTATACAGATGGAGTTTTGTACTGGAAAGTTAAAAAAGGTTATGCAATAAGAATTGGTCAAGTTGCTGGAACATTTGATGAAAAAACTGGTTATTACAGAATTCATGTAAATTCAAAATTTCAAAAAGTTCATAGATTGATTTTTTTGTATCATCATGGATATTTGCCTAAATTTGTTGACCACATTGATGGCAATAAAAAAAATAACAGGATTGAAAATTTGAGAGAAGCAACAAAATCTCAAAATGCAATGAATCAAAAAGTTAGCACAAGAAATACAAGTGGAATTAAAGGAGTAATGTGGCACAAAAGAGATAAAAAATGGTTTGTTCAATTAAGGGTTAATTCAAAGTGTCATAGTTTTGGTTACTATGACGATAAAGAATTAGCTGAACTAGTCGCAATAGAAGCAACAAACAAGTTGCATAAAGAGTTTTCAGCTTACAAAGGAGTATTAAATGGAATATAACAATGAAAATCGTGGTGCGTTATTTAAGAATGAGCGCAGAGATGACGAGAAGTTTCCTCATTACAAAGGCTCACTCAATGTAGAGGGTGTAGATTTTTGGATTAGCGCATGGTTAAAAGAAAGCAAAGATGGGGCTAAGTTCATGTCTTTATCTATAAAAGCTAAAGACCAAAAAGAAGCCAAGCAGCCTACAAAGCGTTCTCCAAAAGATTTTGATGAAGATGCCCCGTTCTGATTACGAGGGGAAAGTTGTGCAAAGGCTTTTCTAGCTTGCGGACGAGCAATGAGTACCCTCACCACTATGAGAAATCCGTATGCAACCCATACGGACTTCCGTGATTTCCAAGGGTTGATTCCCGAAAATACGCATTTCTTGCCTAGCAACATAGACATGATTTGCGAGAGGAAAGGTCATTTCCTAATCGGAGAGTGGAAGAAACCTAATGAAAATATGGCTACTGGTCAGCAATTGCTACTTAAGGCTTTTGCTCAAGTTCCTAAATTTACTGTGTTAGTCATTATTGGTAACACAGACAACGAACAAACTGAAGTTGGAGATGTGTTCCAAGTTGTTC